TTTGATGAGTTGGCAGACGAACCCGGTTACTACTTAGTTCCATTGACAGATTCTGAAACAGTTCATGCCGAAGCTTTGGCTTTTGTTAACGAACGTTCCGAAGCTGGTTTCCCAATGCGGACGATTGTTGGTGCTGGTTTGAATGAATCTAAGGAAGCCTTGTTACACCGTGCAGCATCCCTTAAAGATGGCCGGACTTACTTAGTAGGTTCGTCAGGTGCTAAACGGATGAATGATGGTACGGTTAAAGACTTACCGGGTTACCAGATGGCTGCCTTAATTGGGGGTATTGCTTCCGGTTTAGACATTGGTGCTTCGATTACCTTTAAGATTCTGTCAATCACTTCTCTGGATACAATTTATAATTCAGCCGACCTTGACCAGCTAGACCAAGGTGGGGTTATCATGGTTGAATATATTCGTAACCGTAGTGAAACGAACTTCCGGGTAACTGATGACGTATCGACTTACAACGACTCAGTTGACCCTGTTAAGAGTGAAATGGGTGTTGGGGAAGATTCAGACTTCTTAGTAGCTGACCTTAAGGAATACTTGGACACTACCTTTATTGGTGCTAAGGCTTCCAATGTATCTGCCTCAGTTATTAAAGCTGAAATCATTGGTTTCATGGAACAACAAACTCGTGCGGGAGTTATTGCTAGCTATGATGCAGCATCAATTCAAGTAACGATTGTTGGTTCAGTTGTCAATATCTCTGGGGTAGTTACACCAACCCGGAATATCAAACATATCAACTTCCAGTTAACATATGCTAACTTGGAATTAAATGCCTAGGAGGTGAGCTAGATGGCACAAACATTTACAGGGGTTCAAGGTTACGAATCAGCGGATGCTGGGACTAACTTAATGGGTGACACAACCCGTATTTCTCATCAAGAGTCCGAATCGGCCAACTTAATCCTTATTCAAGCTTTTGGTAAAGTAATTGGGCGGGCACAATCATGCTCAAGTGAAATTCAGTATGGTACTCAAGGTGTCTATGAAATTGGTAGTATTATGCCGCAAGAACATGTCTTCCTTAAATATGAAGGCACGTTAACACTTGAACGTGTCCGGGTACGTAAGAACTCCTTGGTTGACTTCGGTTTAACTCAGGTGGACGAACATATCCTAGAACAAGGCCTAGTTAACATTATTATCATGGATAAGTACACGCAAACAGTTACTTTGGCTTACTACAATTGCTCCGCGGTTAACTATCAAATTAGTAACCGGGCTAACGAGCTAGTAACTGAAACTTTAAACATGACTTATCTAAGTGCTGGTAATAACAATACTAATAACACATTCTTCAAAGGTGGTAAGTTCGGCTATTAATCCGCTACCATCTGTGGTATGATTACCTAAGGCTGGTGTTATAAGTGGCGCCAGTTGAGAAAACTCGTTACTTTAGTGATGAGATGAATCAACGTCTTGGGCGACCACCGTTGTATATAATTATCAAGATATAATCTTGGTGAATAAATACTATATGTTATACTATAGTTGTTAGCGAAAACCAAGCTAACTAATAAAAGTATATAGCATAAAAAGACTATATAGGTTCGGAACGAACCGTGGTAAATAGCTGTAACCTCTGCACGTAGTGCTAGTCACTAATGTTGTAAGTAAGCGGTGTTCCCAGAAGCTCGTTACTTTAGTGACGAGTAGTTCACGAGACTATATTAAATCGAAAGAAGGTATAGCCTCCGTTCAATTCAATGACCAGCCGACTAAGCCCTAGAAATAGGGCTTTTTTGTGTGTCGATAAACTGGATAAGTTTTAATTAAATATTGACTTAATTTAATAAAGTTAGTATACTGTAATTGTAGAGATTTCCTGAGGAGGAGACTTATATGGCTAGTTGGAAAGCCTTAACTCAGGAGCAAATCAAACAGATTAGAGAGTACCGTAAAACCCACACTGGTAAAGAGACTGGTGAGAAGTTCGGTGTATCAAGACAGACTGTCAGCTATTATGTGCATAACAAAAAGAAGCCAAGTGAACTTAATCGGCAAAAGCGCCGGCGTCATGTAGACAAGCAGCGCCGAATTGCTAAGCGTAACAAGTTTAAGTTTCTTGACCGCTATAAAGATGTACTAACAGCGAGACGCTATATTGTATTAGAGGGGGAGATGGCTGGATTGACCGGTAAGGTTACTCCATTGGCTGTTGAACGCCAAGGCTTTGTGTTAACTACTAATACTTTGGATGAGCCTTCTAGAAAGCAATTAATCTTGAGACGAGCTAAGGAATACGGCTATGTTGCGCCTGTACTAGAGAAAGTCAATAATACCTACTTGGTAAAAGAGACTGACCCAGATAAGGCTAAAACGATTAAGAATCTGTATGCGTATCAAATTAATGAAAAGTTAGGAAAGTCCTAGGGGCTTTCTTTTTTTGTGCTTGAAAGATTTTGGATAAACCGTGTTAGAATGACAACAGTACTATATTACGAATTAGGAGGATATTAACAGTTAACAATATTGTCGACAATAGTGTACATTAGTGGTAATGTATAGACATAGGGAAGAGGTGAGTTTCTATGTCTATCATGAAACCTAAAGAAATGGCTAAAAAGTTTGGTGTAACAGTGAAAACGTTACAGCGTTGGGATGCTTCTGGTAAGCTTGTTGCATATCGAACCCCAACAAACAGACGCTACTATACCGAAGACCAATATTTAGCCATAACAAATCAGAAACCAATTAGTAATCGTAAAAACATTTTAGATAACGACGCAGAATTATCGCATGACAAGTGATACGATTATAAAATCACATAAAGTTCAAATATATCCAAACCAAAAGATGAGGAATGTATTGGACTCCTTGATTGACTACAACCGGTTTTGCTATAACAAGGGACTAGAGCTGTGGAATGATATGTATGACGAGTCATGTATTATGAATGACAAGTCCTTACGACCAACCGAGTCTAAAGTTCGTGATTCTCTAGTTTATGATAAAACTGATTGGCAGTATCGATATTCAGCTCGTGTTCTGCAGCAAGCTATTCATCGTTTAGGAATAGCTTGGTCTAACTTCTTTAATCCGAGGATGAAAAATACCTATAGACCTAAGTTTCATTCAAAAAGGAAACCTAAGCAGTCATTTACATCTGACAGAATAACAATTAGTGACGAGGATGATGGTTATTATTTAAGGTTAGATAAGCCAAGAGCAACAACTACTAGTTATGACTTAATTAAAATGGCAGAACCTCTACGCTTTACAGGTGATATTAAAATGGTGACGATAACCAAGCATCATAATAAGTATTTTGCTTGTATTGTAGTAAAGGTTCCTAAGCATAAGTCAATTAATCACCAGAATAGTTCAACAGGTGTTGACATGAACATCAAGCATATTGACTGGTCAGAAGGTACAATCAATACGTTAACTACTAAAATGATTATGCTACAAAAACGAATTGTTAAGTATAATCAAATACTAGCTAATAAGCGCAATGTCAACCCTACTCATTTTAGGTCTAAAAACTATATAAAGACCCAGTTAAAACTAAATCGTGATTATGAAAAAATCTATAATCTTCAAGAAGATTTAATTCAGAAGACAACACATGATTTAGTTGTTAATTATGGCTTAATTGGTATTGAGGATTTAAACGTTAATGCTATGAAAATGAGTAAACACTTAGCTAAAAATATTCAACGTGGCTTATTTGGACGTTTTAGAGAGACACTGTCTTATAAGTCAAAATGGAATAATATTAGCTTAGTATTAGTTGATAGATTCTATCCCTCAACACAAATTTGTAGTAGCTGTGGCTATTGTAAGACTAAGGATGACTATGGGGGTAAACAAACGCTCTTTGGGGACAGTATCCATCATGAACACCAAAAGTATTACTGCTATAATTGTGGTGCTATTTTAGACCGTGATGAGAATGCAGTTAATAATATTAAGAATTATGCAATTAAGCAACAAAGGGCTGGGCTTCAGCCTTCATAATTTAAGAGTTATGCTCTGCCATTACCCTGTTTATCAGGATATGGGAATCATAATGTTGACGAAATTAACTAATTAAATGTAGATTAACTAGCTAAATCAAACAATGGCTAGGTCGTGTCTATGATTTTCTACATTTTAGAAAGCAGCGATAGATATGGCCGATAAAAAAGGTTTAGACAAGGAAACACTAGAACAACTATCAACTGAGGAACGCCAGCAATTGAAGTATGCCAAAGTAGACCATGCTGATATGCCTAAAAAAGAGTATACCCCTAAGGAATTAGAGGAGTTACGTAAACAGTCAGAAGCTGGTGAGAAGTTGACGCCAGTTGAAGCTAGTGCTCTTCGGGAATACCAGAATGACAAACGGGTCAAAGCAGTTAACATGATTATTCAGGGTGCCAATGACGTCTGGAAGAAGGACTATGACTTCAAGGAAGACAAAGTTAAGATGCACATTGAGATTAAGTACCCTAATGTAGTTGAAATGGGTAGGATTGAAGCCATGAAGCAAGATTACTTAGGTGGCTATGGTCAAGAAGTAGCCCCTGTTTATGAATTAATCTATGATACTTTGGCGACTATCCGTATTTGTGGGGTTAAGATTCCTCAAGAATTAGCTAATGATAACAATATCTATAACCTCGAATGGTTGGCACAGATTGGGATTGATTTCCGGGCGTGGAAGGCTACGTTTCGATACTAGAATAGACCGGCTTAATGTTGGGGGTATTAATCAGATATCCCGGACAAATTATGCTAAAAATCTCTGGTGGATTATGGAGCACTTCAACGTATTACCAACTGACCCTAGATTCCAAGCACTCAGCTACGACCAGATTGAGTTTATTTTTAAGGAGTACGAGTTAGAAATGGAAGATGCTAAACGACAACAATCCAATAAAGAGCAAGTTGGTTACTACGCAGATGAAGATGATTCTTGGTTTACTGAGACTAAGTTTGACCCAGCAGCTAAAGTTGATGAGGCTGATATTGATAAACAGGCACAGGCTATGATGACGGACGAAGCACGTAAGAATGCCGAGGAACGGATGAAATATGCGTTGTCTGAGGATAATAAAGCTAGTCATGAGGCTAAGGATTACACGCTATCAGCTATTAGACACCAGATGGAAGCTAATTACTTGAAGCAGGCTTTAGCTAAACAATCTGGGACGTCTCCGGATAACCAAGCATTAAGCAAGGACGTGTCCAATAAGATGGCTAAAATAGCGCCTAAGCGTCCTGAATCTATTAGGACGACTAATCCTGAGGGCAGTCAAGACAATGCTTCTGAGACTGATTTAGCAGTCCAAAAGAAGATGGCAAAAGAAGTTACTATGAATGCCTTAAAAGCATTCCGTAAAGGTCAACAACGATAGGAGGTGAGCAGCATGGCTCAGTCATTTAATTTTGATGTCAATCCACAGGTAGATGGTGCCTTAAGCAAACTGAATAGTGTTAAGTCACTAATGGAACAGATAGCTAACATTAAGTTTACTGCTAGTTTTGACGTTAACAATTTCCAGCAGGCAGCCGACCAGTTAACCCGGCTTAATACCTTAAGTAAGCAGCTAACTACTAATTTCTCGGGATTTAAAGCAGCACAAAATTCGTCAGGTAACAATGATAGTATCCGAAGTAGTGCACGTGAGGTTGAACAGTTAAACCAAAAGCTTAAGCAGGTTGAACAGCAGCAACGTAAGACTAAACAGGCTACCTCTTCTTCCGGTGGTGGTTCTAATTACGCTAGCCAGACGAGTGCCTTAAATAGCCAAAACAGCCTATTGGATACTCAGATTAATAAGGCAACTGAACTAAAGAATCTTTATTCAGACATTGTTAAACTTAATAGCCGGCAGAATGCCCGGGTTAGAAGTGCTACCGGTACTGGTAGAATGACGTATGAGCAAAATGCTGCTTACGAAAGTGACAATAGACGGTTTTCAACGATTAGTCGTCAGTACGCTAGCAGAGCTAGTGAGATAGCTGGGGGCGCCCGGTCACAAATTACTAAATTAGAGTCAGACCGTAGTGGGGCTATTACCAGCGGTGCTAGCTCAGATGAAATTAAGGTTATCAATGACCAGATTAAGGCGAATGAGAACTTAATTAAGCAAACCGAGCGGCTGGGTCAAGCTTTAGGTACAGCAAGACAGAATGTTTCTGGTAATAGTCAAAGTATGAGTAATGCTAATGTCCAAGTATCTGCACGGCGTGGTTCTGTTGCCGGTATCCTACAGCAACGGGCAGCCTCTTATGGTGAAGCTAT